CTTACAACGGTTATTTATATCATGACGCAAATAATTTTCAAATGTCAACGGCTGGTTCTATATTGTTTACTCCTGTAACGGGTTTATTAAAAATAGGCGGCACAACGTCAAGTTTTCCAAGTATAAAAAGAAACGGGGCGGCAATTGATTTTAGGTTGGCGGATGATAGTGGACCGTGTACAATAAATTCTTTAAGTGTTATTTATACTGGAAATTTAATAAATAATAACTTTGGATATAATAGATTACAAGACGCCGCAATTGTAGGCTTAAGTAGTGATTTAACAAAAGATGCAAGCGCAATATTTCAAGTAAACAGCACAACAAAAGGCTTTTTAATGCCACGAATGACAACGGCACAAAAGAATGCAATAGTAACCCCAGCAACAGGTCTAATGGTATTTGACACAACATTGGGAAAATTATGTGTGTTTTCAACAACATGGCAAACAGTAACAAGTTTATAAAATAAAAAATAAAATGATAAAAGTAACAGAACCAAGTTTCATAGCTACAAGCGAAGAGACTCAAACAAGTACAAAAGTAGGTTTACTAACAGTAAACTATAATTCTTTTTTAGGAACTAAATTAGTGGATGGGGAGAATATTCCTCAAGGGTACATCCAAAGTTTTGTTTACAATGAAACTATGAACAGTATTTTAAATGATACTACTGAGGATACAAACTTTAGTGGCAACATTTTGAGTGAATTAACAGACATGTACATTGCAAAATTGCAATTGTTAAATCCAAATATTACTTTTACCTCTACATTATAAAAATTATGATAACAATTAGCGAAGAGAAAGTAAAAGAATTGGATGCATTTTTTCAAGAAATGCCTACCAAGTATGGTTTACCATTGATGCAGTTTTTTGGTAAATTAGTAGAAGAGCAAACTCCAAAAAAAGAAGAGGGAATTACAGTTTAATTAATGGGGGTAATACCCCATTTATTAATTTTTAACTATGGCAGTAGGACTCCCAATTTCATTTGCAGATTTTCTTAAAGACCCTTTTAAAGCTACTATGTTTCTTATCATTGTATCTGTTGGATACTTGTATATAGACAACAAACTTATGTACCAAGCCCAGATTACAAAATCAGATGCTAAAATTGAACTAATGGATTATAAGATAGACCAATTATCTATTGCTTTAAAAAGGTCAGATTCTGCATTAGCGGTGGCAGTAACTAAATTGGACATCCTAACTCAAATGAAATGAAAACAGTCTTATTTATAGCTACAACATTAGTCATTGCAGTATCTACTATAAAAAGAGATACCCAGCAAAATGATGGTCCAGATTCTATAGACTCATTGTTAGCTAAAAGTAAAGTAAATTTTACAAAAGCAAACTCATCAATTAAGGTAGCGGAGAAAGTCCAAAAGGAAAACTTTGAGACTATTAAAAATAAGATTACAGAACTTGAGGCAGAGAATAAAACATTAATACAAAAAATTGAAAACTATGAGGATTCTATTATTGCTCCTATTGACTCTGTTGAGCCATTTAGCCTATTCCCAAATAATTAAAAAAGTAGATGGGGAGAAAGTAGTTGTGTTTACTATGCAACAGGCAAAGCAAGTAAATGACACATTTGTTTTTCAAAGGGCAGAAATTGAAAGACTAAAGAATATAAAGCCAATAGTTAGAATTGATACAGTCCAAGTAGTACAAATAGTTGAAGTAAAAACAGAGCAATTATTTACAATTGAGGGAATTGTATTCATGGTAGTACAGGGAATTATTATGTTCCCATTAATATTTTTAAAATGAAAATACTTGAAATAATAAAAGATGACAAAGGACAATTGTCAAGCAAAAGAGTAGCTGGATTACTTTGCACAATCATGTTATGCATAACCATGTATCATAACTCATTTTCCGCAGTTGAGATTGCACCATCTACGATATTAGTAGAGTCAGTATCATTGTTAGCATTTGGATGCTTGGGATTGAGTAGTGTAGAAAAATTTAAGAAAGAGGATAAGTCAGATGATAAGTAAACATATTAGTTTAGAAGAGGCTACAATAAGCCTAACTGCATTAAGGCATGGTATTAATAATACTCCTACAGATAATGTATTAGATGCAATGAAACACGTTGCAGAGGAATTATTTGAACCAATCAGAGAATGGTATAGTAAGCCTATAACTGTAAGCTCGTTTTACCGATGCCCAGAACTTAACAAGGCGGTCAATGGGAGTAAAACCAGCGGTCATGTGCTTGGTAATTCAATTGATATAACTGCTGGTCCAAAAGCAGAAAACAAAAAAATCTTTGATTTTATTAAACAAAGTGGATTAAATTACGACCAGATAATCAATGAGTACGATTATACATGGATACATATTTCCTTAAAGAAAGTAGGGAATAGAAAGCAAATCATCGTTATCAAATAAATTTTATTGGATTCATTATCAGATTATTGTAAAATATTATGTGATTTATTATTTTGCATATTGCAAATATGAAATATATAATTATCTTTGCCAAACAATTAGATAAATAAATAAAATCATGACAAACGAACAATCAGCAATTTTTAGCAAAATTTTAGATTTAAATTACGAATTAGCAACGGAGGAATTAGATTATGATGATAGCAAAGAATTAAGGAGAGAAAGCTACAGATTACAAGCTAAACTTATAGAGTCTATGGGATTTGATGCCTATACTAATTTTATTCAAATGGGAAAAGAAATGTTTAAAACAACAATATAAAATTATGAAACATTTAAATCAAAATACTGCTTTTTGGAAAGCAGTACAACAATCATTTAATGGAGAACTTAAAACTCCAAACGTATCCTATGCTGGAAAGGAAATTAATTACTTTGGCTACCAGATAGCAGTACACAAGATGCAATTAAACTTAAATGCATCTGGCATCATTCCACATAGAGGGTGGAAAGTAACTCCCTTAAAACAATATTATGGGCTTACAGGCTCTGGAAAGGCACTTGTAGAACAAATAATTGAGATACAGGCTGCATACCAATCTTTATTTGAACAAGAAACATTAACGGAATAATTTTGCATATTCCAAAAAATCAATTATATTTGCACTCATGACAAACAAAGACGCATTAAACGAGATATTCTCGTTAGACAACGGAACACTCTCACAGGCATTAACTGCACCATATAACACAGTAGCCTCATGGAGATTTAAGCACCATAGGGGTGACCTTTCACTTGAAAAAGAAATAGAGATTATTAGCAAAATGAACTTTAAATTACAAAACACAATAAAATGGAAAAGACAAGCAAAGTAACCCACATAGCTGGGAACGGAACATGGGAATCCCCACAGTACGGAACATTCTACAAATTTGAGGTAGGCATGGAAAACAATGACATTGGAGAGTACATGAGCAAAACCCAAGACCAAAGCAAATTTAAACTTGGACAAGATGCTACTTACACAATTGAGGGTAAGGATTACAATGGCAAAACATTTTACAGAATTAAGCCTGTAGAAACAAAGCCATCATTTACTCCGAGAGTAGCTGACCCAGAGAAAGAACTTAAGATAACACGAATGAGTGTACTTAAGGCATCTACTGATTTGGTTGTAGCTGGAAAAATTCCTATGGACAAAATTATTGAATACTCAAAACATTTTGAGGCTTATGTAATGGAGGGGAAGGATTTAATTAACAAGACTAAAAGCGAGGATGATTTACCTTTCTAATGAGTATACAATTAAAAGATAAAGTAAACAATATCATTAGGGAGTTAATTGATATTTACGATTTAACAGAGGATGCAACATATAATCCATTATCTGTTAAAATTGCCTTTAAAGACATTACTACTATGATAGATGGATTTGATGAGACATATAAACAATCTATTCTGGAGGAGTCAGCTAAATGGAATAAACAAGATTTTGATGGCTACCATGTAGACATAATAGAGGGAGGTGGGAGATATTCTTATGACCATATTCCAGAATGGGTAAATAAAAAAGCGGAACTCAAAGCACTTGAATTAGGTGCACAAGCATCTGCAAAGGCACAAAAGATAAACCAGAATGTTGTAAGCAATGATGGGGAACTTATAGAACCAGCCAGATTCATTGGAACCGCTGCTTATGTAAAATTAGGAAAGCCAAAAGCATAAAAAAAGGGGGTGAGAGACCCCCTTTTAATTACACACAATTTTGCTAAAATGGAAAAATTTTATAAATTGCAAAACATAACAGGCACAAAGATATGGAAAAATCCGATAAACCAAATTATTTTATTATGTTTCCAAGTCATCTCATGGAAACACTTAATCCGACAGACTGCATAATGATGGGATTACTTATTAGTTTAGCGAAGAGAGATGGCTACGCATACCCAAGCAACAAGATGCTGGAGGAGTTCTTTAATTGCTCAACTGACAAGATAGGCAGAGTACTTAATAATCTTGAAACAGGAGGATATATCAAACGAGAGATTGTACGAGATTCTAATAACCAAATTGTATCCAGAAAAATTTATCCCCTATCCGCATTGATGAGTATACCTATCCGCAAGGATGCGGATACCCTATCCGCAAACAATGATATACCCCTATCCGCAGATTTGCAGATACCCTATCCGCAAATTTGCGGAGATATAGATATAAATATATATAGTAATAATAAAGATATAGATAAAGTAGATAATATATTTAATGAAATCTGGGAATTTTACGGAAAGAGGGGTAATAAAAAAACAAGCCATGCTTTATTTCATAAATTAAATAAAAACGATTTAGAGGCTATTAGAACGCATTTGCCAACTTATATAGAGAATCACAAGCAAAACAATAAATTGGAATTCTTGCCGCATCTAACTACCTATATTAGACAAAGGAGATACGAAGATGATTTGCCATATTTAAATACTAAAAAGGATTTAACCAAAACATTAATAGATTGGAACTAATGGAAACACAATACATAGAGGATACAGATAACCAAGAAATTGGTAACGAGATTCAAAGATTATGCGTAATGGCGGATATTCAACCTCCAGAATTAACCAAGCAAACAGTAGAATTTTTTAGGCTTACATTTAGGAGATTACCAATTGAATGCATGACTAAAGCCTTTGACTTATTTTTATCTGGGCAAACAGATTTTCGTAAACCAATAAAGATAAACTCGCATTTCCTTTCACAATTGATGCGTAACTATATATCCATATTTGGTCATAAGATTGAATATAAGACACCCAAATTAATTCAGAATATTGCACCTCCAATGACAGAGGAACAAAAGCATAAATTGAATTTAGAATCATTTGACCTTACCTATACTCATTTTGTTGAGGCACATCATGGAGGAACCAAATTAATTCCCAGACTCATGGAAATACATGGTGAGCAATTATTAAAATCAAAAGACATAAATATTACAAAAAAAGATTGCAACAATGCTATGCAATGGCTACTTGGTTATAGGAGGAGGAGAGATAACATAGAAAATCAAAAACCTAAAGGTAAAATGATAATGCCCATTAAATACCCAGATGTACACGAGATAAATTTTACTGCTTGTTATATTCATTTTAGAAAATTATTAGACAATAAATAAATTTTATTTTGCAAAAAAGAAAAAATTAATTATATTTGACAATGGAAAAAATATTTAAAAGTTCATGGGAAAATCAATCTACCCATGATGTATTGCTGGAAATACTAATAAATTCGGAATTGAGAAAACGGATAAACAATAATGCTTTACTTGTAAATTATGACAATGAAAGACAAATGAATTACATAAAAGATGTAATTATAAATAGCCCTAAATTGCAACAAAAAGTAAAATACAAGGAGCATATTAATTTTGAGCAAATTACAGAATTCTTTATAAAAGACTCAAAAGACTATTTTCAATGGAAGTTTAACAATAAAATTGAAGACATATATGACTAACAATTTACTTGATAACGTAAAAATAATACTATTAAAAACACCAAATAGTAGAGATTCTGATATGAGACTATGTTATTATATCTGGAGGGATTTTGAAAATACCAATACAAATGAAATCATGGCAACAAAATTACTTGAAATGTTAGATAAAAGACAAATATCAAGTATAGAATCAATAGGCAGAGCAAGGAGAAAAATACAAGAGGATTTCCCAGAGACAAGAGGAAATAATTACATAAAAAGACATAACAACCAAAAACATATTAAACAGGTTTTAGGGTATGGAGGATGAGATTTACATAAAAGAAAACGATTGGTTTCAAATTAATGACCCATTCTTTGGTTATATTCAATATGGACTCCTTACATCAAAGTATAGAGAAAAATATATGTTTAGAATGACAAATAACAAAATGAAAGAAATTGACTGCAGATTCTGTAAAAGAGTTACAGATGAGGAAACTTTAGAAAAATTAATTAAGCAAACAAAAATATATCCGTTTTGAGAAATCTGGAAAGTAAACTGCAAATATCATGCGTAACATGGTTTAGATATGCGTATCCTAATTTAAAACTAAATTTGTTTTCTGTACCTAATGGTGGATTCAGAAAAATAACTACTGCAGTAACTATGCAAAGTGAGGGAGCATTGTCTGGAGTATCGGATTTAATTTTGTTATTACCTAATAAAAATCATCATGCATTATGCCTTGAGTTAAAAATAAGACCAAACAAGCAAAGCACCAATCAAAAACTTTGGGGAGATAATATACTTAAATATGGAATAAGTTATAAAGTTATATATTCGTTTGATGATTTCCAAAATGAAATAAACCAATACATCAAAGATGTTAACCCTTGAGAAAATTGCCAAACGACACAATGAATGGTTACGCATAGCAAAATATGTAGGTGCTCCAATTGAAACAATAAATGATATTGTACAAGATATGTATCTAAAATTGGCAGAGATAAATGAACGAGAGGGAAATTTAAACCGAATAACAAATCATGCTGGAGATATAAATACAGTATACATATTTAAACTCTTAACTAATGAAACAATAAAATGCGTAAAGAAAAGTGCTAAAACAACGCAATTACCAGAACAGATAGAAATATCCATTACAGAGGCTAATATGTCAGAGATAGCTTATAATGACTTTATGGGGGCAATAAGTGACTGCATCAATTCAATGCATGAATACGATAAGATATTAATTGAACTCCATTTCATACATAATTTATCAATGCGTAAAATAGAAACCAAAACAGGAATACCAACACATTCAATATTTAACACTTTAAAAAATGCAAAACAAAAAATCAAACAGGAGACAAATCAGAAATACAATGAGTTCCGAGATTCAAGAAACGACAGAGAAACCGAGTATTGGATTGGGGGATGTGATTCAGAAAATAACGAAAGCGAGTGGGATTGAGAAAATAGTCAAATTTATTGCTGGAGAGGATTGTGGTTGTAATGAGAGAAAGGATAAATTAAACAAGCTATTTCCGAGAGTAACACCATTATGCCTTACTCAAAATGAATATGAGTGGCTAACAGAATACAAAGCAAGGATGACTGATGACTTAAATGGGTTAGATGCAAATCAATTAGCACATATTTGGACAAGGATATTTCAAAGTACAAGATTATACAAGCCTTGTTCTTGTTCCCCAAAAGCATGGAGGACATTAATTGATGAGTTACTTATTGTTTATAATACCTATGGACAAAGTTAAATATCAAGGTACACTTGCAAATGTAAACGGAGAAGTTATATACAGGATATATGATGGTACTCTTATATTATGCGAGTTTAAAAATATTCATGCTGGATTACAATACATACAATTAATAAATATAAATGGCAAAACCGATTTTTTTAGCGAGTCAGATAGAGGGAGTATCAACTCGTGCTGACCATACCTTAAAGGTAACAATAGGAACACAAGAGTTATCCCCAGAGGATGCTGGTAGACTATTTTCTTTAAACAGAAAATTAGCATACATAGTAATTAAGGAGGAAACATTTAATCAATCAGAGATAGATGCCATAGAGCAACTCGTAGTAGATTCTAATGATATAAAACAAAAGACTCCAAGCCAAAGATTGAGAGCAATACTATATGTTTTATGGACCAATGACAATGCTGGGCATCCAACCTTTGATACATTTTACAATCAGAAAATGGAAATAATAGTACAACATTTTAAAAACAAATTAGATACATTAAGTCTGGAAAATTAATTTGCTTTATTGGTATTTATATTTTATATTTGAAAAATGGAAATAAGCGAAGAACAGAACATAGCAGAGGAAAGAGCAAGGCAATTTATAGCAAAACACTCATGGAAGTTTGCAAAAACAATGCCATGGGTACCTCATTTTTATGTTGTAAAGGATTATTTATCAGAGGAGGATAAACAGGAATTTATTTGGTTTATAAGCCAACTCCCACAATATGGTAAAATGATGGCATGGGGAAAAAAGAAACCCAAACCATATTGGTTTATTGATAATTGGAAATATTGGACAATGGCAGAGGAACCAATAGAAATAGAAAACATTTTAAATAGGGCTGAACATCATATTTAGTATGCATTTTGGAATTATAGCAGTAGAAAGCAGAAAGCAATATGTAACTAAACTCTTAAAAGAAATTGGACAGAGCAAAGAACATCATCAATTTGTATACTTTGATTTAAAATTACAAGGGCATTGGTGGAATTTGAGAAGAACATTAATAGACATGATATGGTCAACACCAGAAAATGAACTATTTTTAATATGTTGTGATGATGCCAAGCCATGCACAGATTGGATAGATAGGTTTACAAAGATTGAGGCAGAGTCAAAAACAATAGCTTATGTTTTATTTACTCGCAAATCAAACGTATTAACAGAAAGCAATATTAAACAAGGGTATTATAAAGGATTAGTTAATTCTGGATTTTACGATGTAGCTACAATATTTAGAAATGACAGAGCATTATTAACCGATATGATTCAATGGATAGATAACCAAATAATATATGCGGACATAATACCAAAGAAATATTTAAAGCATTTTGATTTTTGTATACAATATTATTTAAACCATCATAAGATAGATGTAACAATTGCTACTCCATCTTTATTTAATACAAGGGATATACCATCAGTAATAAAACACAATTGCGAAAACGCAGCATTATTATCATACGCAGATAGAATACCATAAATGAAATTTCATACTAAAATATATTTTACCTTTTTTAATTATGACATATCAGATTACATAGGATGTGAAATATGTGGGGCTGGGGCAGTAGACATCCATCATATAGAATCCAGAGGAATGGGTGGCACTAAAAAATTAGATAGCATAGAAAACCTAATGGCTCTATGTAGAAAATGTCACATGGAATATGGAGACAAGAAACAACATCTGGATTACATCAAAAGAATCCATGCAAATAAAATTGACATAACAGACACAATAAAAAGAATATGAGCAAACAAACAGCAGTAGACTTTATAGTTGACAAAATATTTAAACATAGTAAAATACCTTTTACTAAAGAGAATTGCCCAACATTGTTTAAATTTATTCAACAAGCCAAAGAAATGGAAAAGCAACAGATAGAAAATGCTTTTGAAAATGGTATGGATGCAGCTAATATTTATAATCTTGAACAATACTACAACGAAACATTTAAAGATTAAATTATGAGCAAACAAACAGCAGTTGAATGGTTAGAACAAGAATTTATTGCCCTGCAAAATTATGGAGTGCATGAACTTGGATTATTTTTAAAAGCAAAAGAAATGGATAAAGAACAAAAGATTGAAGCATATAGAGATGGCAGAACAGACCAACAGTCAGATAGACAATCAAGATTCTATAATAGAAGTTCTGAAGTATGGTATAATGACACTTTTAACAAATAAATTATGACACCAAAAGAAAAAGCAAAAGAATTAATAGATAAAATGACTACGGAAATAGGTAAATTTAATGCTAAACAATGTGCATTAGTAGCAGTTAATGAATTAATAAATTCAATTCCTTGTATTCCCTCGCCAATACTTAATGAAAATATAACAGATAGCATTATGCAAGCGAGAGAATATTGGAAAGAAGTAAAAAACGAAATTGATAAATTATGACAGAGCATAAAACAGATTCTGTAGATATAGAGAGAGCAAGAATTGTTAAAATAATAATACAAAAGCATCAAAAGAAACAAGAGGAATTAAAACAAGCCATTGCAGATAAACTAAAAATAAAAAGGAAATGAAATTATACTCTAAAAAAAATGTACTTGAGGCTGGATTAGATAGAATGCGTTTCCTATTTGATGAGTTTGATAATATTATTGTAAACATATCTGGAGGCAAAGATTCAACTATTGTATTTCAACTTGCATTGCATGTAGCCAAAGAAAGAAATAGACTTCCATTAAAAGTATTATTTCTTGACCAAGAGGCAGAATGGGAAAATACTATTTCTTATGTTAGGACAATTATGAAAATGCCAGAGGTAGAACCATTGTGGTTTCAAGTTCCTATTAAAATTGAAAATGCTACAAGTCAATTTGAGGGATATGTACATTGTTGGGGAGAGGGAGAAGAGTGGCTACGAGAGAAAGAACCTAATACAATTCATTCGGTGCCATTTGCAACAGATATTTTCTACGACTTCTTTCCAGATTTCATGAAACATTATTACCCAAATCAAAAGGCTTGTCACATAGCTGGAGTACGAGGAGAGGAAAGCCCAGCACGATTATTAGGGTTAACAAATGCTGCAACATATAAATGGGTAACTTGGGGAAAGAAACTAAAAAGCGGAAATGAGCATTATAATTTCTACCCTATCTATGATTGGTCCTATACAGATGTATGGAAATATATACATGAGAATAAATTAGTTTACAATAAAATATATGACTACCAATACCAGCATGGCATAACAGTAAACAAGATGCGTATATCAAATTTGCATCATGAAACTGCAATACATCAATTGTTTTATATGGCAGAAATAGAACCAGATACATATAATAAATTATGTATTAGGATTACAGGAATAGATAGTGCGGTTAAGGCTGGAGCAAAAAACTTCTTTGTATATGAATTACCATATATGTTTGCAGACTGGAAAGAGTACCGAGATTATCTGTTAGACAAATTAATCCAGAACGATAAAGACCGAGAGGAGTTTCGTAAAGCATTTCTGCAACAGGAGGCAATATATGAAACCGATATGGGAAACAAGATGTTTAAAGTTCATTGTCAAACATTAATAGCAAATGACACATGGCACACAAAACTATCCAATTTTGATAGAAGTAAGGAATGCTATGAAGTACGAAAGAAATTAAAACTTAAAGAAAATGTTTGATATAATTAAAAAGGAGTTTTCCAAAGCAGAAAACAAAGATGCATTTGTATACCAATTAAGAGAATGGTTACATAAAGAATTAAGCCAACTTAATACCCAGCCAATTGATTTTGTACGATGGGTGCCAATAGAGAAAGTACAAGCCAATGACTATAATCCTAATTCAGTAGCCAAAAATGAAATGAGGCTATTGTATACAAGTATTTTGCATGATGGCTTTACACAACCAATAGTAACTATCTATGATGAGGAGTTAGACAAATATATTATTGTAGATGGATTTCACAGATATTTTACTACTAAAACCAATAAGGATATTTTAGATAGGAACAATGGCAATGTACCCATAGTAGTTATCCAAAAAGATATTAATGACCGAATGGCAAGTACAGTAAGGCATAATAGAGCAAGGGGAAAACATTCAGTATCTGGAATGTCAAGCATGGTATTTGCAATGTTAGACAATGGCTGGGAGGATGAGAACATTTGTAATGAACTCGGAATGGAACCAGATGAGTTATTAAGATTAAAACATATAACAGGATTTAGTAAATTATTTGAAAATGCAGAGTATAAAAAATCATGGGAAACCCACAAGCAAGTTAAAATTAGACAAAACTATGAAAGCAAATAAAATAGAGGAAGTAGCATTAGTTAAAATAAAACCTTATTGGAGGAATGCACGAGATAATAGTGCAACAATTGATGCCTTAAAAAAATCAATTACTCAATATGGATTTAATGTACCATTAGTTGTAGACAAAAATTATGTATTAATAACAGGTCATGCCAGATACAAAGCTTTATTACAACTTAAATACGAAAAGGTAACTTGCATCATAACTGATTTAAATGAACAGAAAGTAAAAGAGTATAGGATAGCTGACAATAAATTATCAGAACTTGCAAATTGGGATACCGAATTGTTAGAACAGGAATTGAGAGAGATTAAAGACATAGATGGTATGCAAGATTTCTTTCCAGATTTGGACTTAAATTCGTTTTTCAATGAATCAGTAGGGCAAAAAATTACCCCTATTGATTCAATAGAGGTGCATAAGCAAGAGGGAAAACTAAAAGGGCAGTTTGATGAGGCTGGTAATAATAATAGAACCATAGTTGAGATTCCATGTCCACATTGCGGTGAACCAATTTATTTAGACAGAGGAGAATTGGAGGACAAATTAGATGGCTAATGAAACAACTATAAAGAACAAAAAAAAAATGCTGGAGGAATTGGAGCAAAGTTTAGGAGTTGTAACTTCCGCATGTAAAAGAGCAAACCTATCTCGTGCACAACATTATTTTTGGTTAAATGAGGATGCCGAGTATAAAAAAGCAGTAAATGAATTACAAGATATTTCATTGGATTTTGCAGAGACAAGTTTATTAAATCAAATTAAGGACAAGAATACTTCGGCTACTATTTTTTATTTAAAAACCAAAGGTAGAAATAGAGGATATGTTGAAAGGCATGAAATAACAGGAGCGGATAACGAACCAATCATTGTAAAAATAATACATGGAAATAAAGACTAATATAGTTTTTGAACATTTAATAAATTCAGACAGGAGAATTGTAGTTGAGCAAGGGGGTACTCGTTCTGGCAAAACATATAATATTCTTATCTGGATTCTTTTGTATTATATAGCCAACAATACAGGAAAGACAATAACCATTTGCAGAAAGACTTATCCAGCATTACGAGCAAGTGCTATGAGGGATTTTCTGGATATTGCCATGCAACTTGGATGGTACGATGAGGGAAAACATAATAAAACAAATGCGGAACTTATAGTAAAAGGAAATCTTGTGGAATTTATTGGTATGGACCAGCCACAAAAGATAAGAGGTAGAAAGAGAGATTTACTTTATTGTAACGAGGCAAATGAGTTAACCCTTGAGGATTGGAGACAATTAATTTTAAGAACAAATGATAGGATTATTGTAGATTACAATCCATCGGAGGAGTTCCATTGGATTTATGACCATATACTTCCCAGAGATGATTGTGATTTTTATGTAACAACTTATAGAGATAATCCTTTTTTAGATGAGAGTATAATATCAGAGATTGAACGATTAAAAGATATTGATGCAAACTATTGGAGGGTATATGGGTTAGGAGAAAGAGGGCAGTCACGCAGTTTAATCTTTAGTCATAATCAAGTTGACAATATTCCAGAGGGTGCCAAGTTTAAAGCATACGGAATGGATTTTGGATATGTTAATGACCCAACCTCATTAGTTGCTATTTACGAATATAATGGAGCATTATATATAGATGAGTTATTATACAAAACAGGAATGACTAATGCGGATATAGGAAACCATTTAAAATCTATGGATGTAGATAGGAGAAACATAATTTGGTGTGATTCTGCAGAACCTAAAAGCATAGAGGAGTTACATAGAATGGGTTTCAATTGCAGACCTGTAGTAAAAGGAACTGATTCAATTAATATGGGTATAGATATAATGCGTAGATATCAATTGATAATTACAAGCAGAAGTATTAACCTAATCAAAGAGTTTAGGAATTATAAATACATTGAAGACAAGAATGGCAAGGTATTAAATAAGCCCATTGACGCGTTTAATCATGGAGTAGATGCCACAAGATATGCGTGCATGATGACATTCAGTAGACCTAATATTGGTCAGTATTCAATAAGATAAGCAAAATTTTATTAACCTATAAATCAAGTAATTAAAATTATTTTTATTTATTTATGTTTTTTATTTTGCAAATATGCAAAATGTGTATATATTTGCTAAACAATTAAATAATAAAAAAAATATGGCTAACATGGGATATTGCAGATTTGAATTAACTCTTAAAGATTTAAGAGACTGCTACAACAATATGGACTCTAATCTTTCAAATAAAGAGCATGAATACAGATTGCAATTATTAGAACTTTGCAACTCTATATCTGAAGAGTATTCAAATTACAATTTTGATGAGATTCAAAACGAGGAGGAGGATAACTAAAATGGGAACAGAGATAATTTTTAGCAGAGCATGGGGGAGCACCAAAACTGCATTCAGAATTGCAACTGATGGAAAATTAGCATCAATTGACAAAAGAGAAATTACAAGAGAAGAGGGTAAAATACAAGAGACCCCTTGGGAAACATTAGACATCTTTGAATTAGATGACATGATTGGAATTTCAAAACATAGAGGGGTAAATATCCCAACAGAAAGGTGGGCTGACATTAGCCATCAAATTAAACAAGGAAATAATTGGAAACAGGAGGGCTTAATATGATATTACGAATATTTGAAAACCGCAGAGATGCTATGCTGGACATCCCAGCAATTGAAACAAAACTTGATTTAAATATCTGGACAAAGAATTTAATTAAATCTATTGACAATAATACAATAAGCGAACAATCAGATATTGAATGGCTTACTGATTTATTATTAGAACATTGCGAACATCATAAATTAGGTATTATATGAAATACAAAATAATGGAAAACTCCGAAAGGTTTGGACAAGAGCATACTACAAATTTAACATTTGAAGAGGCACATGAATTATTAAATCGTTTACAGGATTATTTTCCAGACATTGATTATTGGATTGAACAATATCGTGAGGAAAATAAAAAACCTCAACATTATAACAATAACGCAATAGATGGCTGGGAGGACTTATATCCATTATGAGAAACAGATACGAGGGCGAAGAGGAGGACAATGAGGATTACAGAACTCCAGAACCAGAAACACCAGAAGAGGAGTACAGAGATATTTACTTCTTTCCTTTGACCGATGAGGAGTGGCATAATGAATCACGATAATATGACATCTCTCATATTGCATATTGCCAAAATGAAATATATATTTGCCTTACTTAATAATTGATAAAAATGAAACAGACAAAAAAAGATAGCAATGGAACCAGCCACTTTGGAATTACCATTGATGCAAAAGTACAAGACCTCTTTGATTTACTCGGAGACCCTCAATTCTTTGAAAACGATGGAACCGATAAAGTAAACATGGAATGGATACTTGAGACAAATGATGGAATAGTATTTACCCTTTACGATTGGAAAGAGGGTGGACCATTATTAATGGATGAGATTGTAACATTTAATATTGGGGGTTACTTCAAGATGGATTGTTACGAGGGATTTTATGAATTAAACCAACTTTTAAAAAAAAACAAACAAAATGGAATTTAATGGATTAAGCAAATTATGTAGCTGGGAACGAGAGAAAGCACTCTATATTATTGGGGTAGCAGAAAAAATAGGAATGAACCTTGATAGCTACGGAGAAATAGGAGTCAACAATAATTCTGGCTATACCTATTTATGGCTGGAGGACTATAACTTTACTCTATACATGCCTATCAATTGCGAACTTTCAAAATGGCACATAAATGCCCTATGGACAAATATGGAGAACGGAGATGAGGAGGAAATGACTTTAGGAAACTCAACACTTATAGAGATTGAGGATTGGATTACAGAATGTGAAATTAATTTTGCAAATTCAAAAAATTAAATTATATTTGATAACAATTTAAAACATAACAAAAATGATTATTACACTAAAAAAGGAAATTTCAGAAGAGCACGAGATAACTCTTCCAATGTTTTTATGCTATGGAGACATCCATTATTACAAGATAATTAGCGAGGAGGAAACAATCCATGTATGCGACGCCAAATATACAGGGGTAGCTATTAGCATGATTCCAACTAAAGCAGCACTAATGAATGGCTACGATATTATTTCAGAGGAATTGTTTAGCACTAAATTTGAATATGTCATAGACCAACTAAAAAAGAAAGAATATTTTATTTAAAACTTAAAGGGGGGCATAACCCCCTTTTCGTATTTCCAACACCATCGTTAAATTAAGTTCTATTATTAAGATGCAAGTACCTAAAACTTTAAATGACATAAAATTATACCAATGGGTAGACTTCATTGAGTATCTGGATACAAAGCCAGAACCAAATCAAATCTCCATTACTGCAATATCTTTATTCTGTGAAATAAGCACAGAGAAAGTACGCAGCATGAAAGAAAAAGAAATGGACAATATAATCTCTCAAGTTAACAATGCAATCTCGCAAAAGCCACGATTTGAGGCAAGGTTGACTATTAATGATATTAAGTACGGATTTATTCCAAACATTGATAAATTATCCATTGGCGAATTTGTAGATTTAGATACTTACCAAAAAGACAAGAAAGACCTTTGGAAAATAATGTCAATATTATACAGACCAATAATTGAGGAACAACCATTTGGTCATTACGCAATTGAGGAGTATACTGCAACAATGAATGAGGCTATGAAAGAAATGCCTGTAGATATTGCGTTAGGTGCACATGTTTTTTTTTGCGACATCGGGAAAGACTTGGTGAACTATATCCAGAAATCTTTGGAACCGAAGATGACAACAACATTGACACCACATTTACAGGCTTTACTAAAAAGTGGGGATGGGCTGGATTCCTTTTCGGACTATGTAATGGCGACATCCTTCATGTTGACGCAGTTTCAAAAATCCCTGTTCATACCGCTTTTATGTTTGCATCATACAAAATTGACTGGCAGAGTATTCAAGAAAAACTTATCAAAAAACCAAGAAAATGAACATAAATAAAAACCATATAGGCACAGGAAATTATTTCTGGAAAACCATTGCAGCGAGTTTAAATGCACAATATTCTCATGGCTCATTAACAGAGTTTGATTTTAAATCAGTAACTGTATTTCCATTATTGCATATAACTTTAACAAGGGTAGATGTTAATGATTCAACTTCTGTTTTATCATACCAAATATTTTTTGGAGACCAAAATATAAAATACTCAAATGATTATCAAGGTCAAGACTTAACAAATGTAAATAGCCAGATTGGATATACTGAAAATAACAACTATGCTTTTATATTACAAGAGTTATATATAAGATTGGTAAGGGCTATTAAATCACAGGAGATGGCTATGTACACAAATTTAAATATCAATAGACCATTTACTATGAATCCTTTTGCCGAGTCAATGGATGCAGTATTAACAGGATTTACTTTAGATATCAGTTTGACTATTATTAATCCAATTGTTACAGATGGCTGGTGTTAAATTTCCAAAGACTGATGCTCAACTCCATCGTATGGCAGATGCATTCGCAAAGGGTATGCAAATTGAACTTGCTCGTAAACGCAAAAGAGTAGGCTTAAATATAAAATGGACAAAGGATGGTAATAATTGGAAACCTATTGGTGTAACTAAAAAAACATTTGTAGGGAATTCTATTGCAACAGGAAATTTATTAGACTCAATTGTAGTAACAGGGTCAGATATGGAATACAAAGTTGAAATGGAAGACTATGCAAAATATGTAATATCTGGGAGAAAAAAAGGCAAAGGTCTACCTCCAAATATTATGTTAAAATGGATTAAGGACAAAAAATTAAGACCAAGAGTAAATGGCAAATTTGCTAAAGTTACTAAAGACTCATATAAAAATATGGCTTTTATGATGAACAGAAAAATAAAGTATTTTGGAATTGATGGCTATGATTTTGTAGAACCAGCGAGAAAGGATGTACTAAAACGATTTAAGGGTAGCCTAACCAAAGCTATGAATACAGATTTAATTAATTTAATGAGACCATGATAACTTTTCCTCAACAACCAAGCGGAAACATAGGTGCTAATAGCCCATTGATATACCAAGCACAAGAGGGTAATTCTACTCTTTACAATTCTGCTGGTTTTTATTATTCATATAAAATTTATGTATGGACAGGGACTAATACTATTCCAGCAACTCCAATTGCGACTATAACAAAGTTTCCAGATGTATATGCTGGAATGAGTAGTTATATAGATATCCACAGAATTGCATCGGAGTACATATCCATGAATCAATTTTCAATTGGAGCAAACCAACCAACAATTGGTAATGGAGCATATTGGATTTATGTATATGTAGAAACTTTTAATACTGCAAATCCAACTATTCCTCAAACTGTATTAGGAAGTAATATAGCATTGGCTACCAGAGGGTATTCTTATTCCATTGAAAGCATTAATAAAAATTGGACTAATATTTATCTATCTAACAGGAGTTCTATCCTTATAAATACAGATTGTACATTAGATTATATTTGGTATGATGCTACTCAAGTAGTAAAAATTAATATAGGTGCAATTTCATATTTCCCAACTTCTGGGAGTACATCTGATAAAAAAATACAGGGATTAAATATTGTTTACGCAATTACTAATGCTGGATTATGGGGAACAGATTGTAATATTGTTATTAAAACTTCTGGGGCAGATGTTGTAATTCCTGTTACATTTGAATGCCCTAATAAATATGGTACTACTACAACTTTGTATATGAATAGATATGGAGTATGGGAGGGCTTGTCATGGAATGGAGTATCTGTTCCAACTGTAAATATATCAAAAGATAATTATCAAACTGCATTGTTTACTTCAGCATCTATGACAAATGCTTGGTTATATGGAATGAGGCAACAAAGATTGCTTAACATTCAAAGTAAAAAAGTATTGCAGATAAACAGTAATTGGATTCCAGAATCAATGGTTGAGTTAATTACTCAATTTATATCAAGTGAGGGAATTTTAATTATTGATGGCACCAATTATTATGCGGCTAATCCAACAGATATGAGTATGGAAATTAAAAAGGCTACCAATGTAAAACTTATCATGTATACCATGAATCTTGAGTATGCACAACCATTAATAAACAAAATAGTTAGATGAGGTTTAGCATATCTATACGAGGCATTAACGCAGATTTGTATGATGATGAGTCAATTACTTTAGTTAGGCAAATCAAAGATTATA